GACGACTGGCACGCCGACCGGCTCGGGCCCGTACGCGATCCCGATCGTTACCCCGGCGGGCGGTCTGACGATCGCTCACTCGTCCAGCGTCGCGGTCACGACCACGACGAAGCACACGTTCAAGCAGGACCCGACGCAGGCCCTGCCGTCGTACTCACTGACGGTGTACGACACGACGCAGACGCTCGGCTACTCGGGCCTGAAGTGGACCGACCTCGCCATCAAGATCGACCCGAAGGGCGCGGTCAGCTTCGCACCAAAGGGCCTGAGCTACCCGGGCGCCGTCCAGTCCTCGGCCTCGGAGTCGTACAGCACGTACCCGCCGAGCATTGGCTGGACGTGGCAGCAGACGCAGAACGCGGTCGCCACCACGCGCGGCCTGTCCCTGGACCTGGCGATCAAGCGCGCAGGTGAGGCCATCAACAGCAGCGACGGCACCCAGGGCCCTCGGGAGATCTTCGTCGGCGCCCTGGAGTGCGACGGCACGTACAAGGCGATCTTCGAGAACCAGACCGACATCGGGCTGTTCCTCAACTACACGCAGCAGTCGGTCACCGCGACCGTCATCACCCCGGTGCCGTTCGGCGGCCAGTCCCTCGCCATCACCATGTCGAAGTCCGGCTGGACGACCGGCAAGCGTGACCTCGGCTCCAACTACGTGCAGGCGGACTTCAACCTGAGCGGGATCTACAACGCCACCGATGGTGGCGCCGTCTCCGCAGTCCTGCAGAACTGGTCCACTTCGGCCTATTGAGAGCCGCCCCGTACCCCTGGCCGTGCCCGTCGGGCGTCGGCGCACGGCCAGGACCAACCCCCGCCCACGCCCGCAACGCCCAAGGAGCACCAGCATGCCTGGCTATGCCAACCGCACGATCCGCATCGCCTTCCCCGACCTGACCGAGGCCGGCGACCCCGAGGTCTTCGTCACGATCCGCAACCCGAAGATCGTCCCCACGCAGGACCTCATCCCGCGGGACGTCTCCGACGACGAGTTCAAGCGCAACCCGCGCGCCTACTTCATGGCGACCTACGCCCTCATCGCGAGCCTGATCACGGCCTGGCACGTCTACGACGCCACCAGCGACGACCCCGACCCCAAGCCGCTGGACCTCCCGGCCACCGAGGAGACCGTCGCCACGCTCCCCCGCGAGATCACCGAGGCGATCGTCGCCAAGATCAACGATGCGAGGAACCCCGGCGCGGGGGCCTAGGGCCGGACGACCCGTACCTCAACGACGTCATCTGGCCCGCCGAATCCATCTACGACGGCACCTGGAACTCCGGCCCGCCCCCGGACGAGCTCGTCGACTTCGAGCTGATGCAGGAATTCGGCTGGACGTGGCAGCAGCTCCAGGACACCCCGGCCTACGTCCGCGCCTACACCTGGGACCTCCTCGCCGCCAAACGCGCCGCCCAGACCGCAGCCGCGAAGAGGAGCAGCCGTGCCTGAACTCACCCCCGGCGTCCTGCGCCTGATCCTCACCAAGGTCAACGCGCAGGGCCGCGCGGCAACACGCACCGGCCTGATCGGCCTCGCCGAAGCCGTCGTCAAACAGGCGAAGATCAACGCCTCCAACGGTGCCCACCTGTACGGCACCCCCACCCCGGCCAGCCCCGGCCAAGGGCCCGCCGTGATCTCCGGAACGCTGCGGGCCAGCATCGCCCGCACCGCCGTGGTCCTCAACGCTGTCGGCTGGGAAGCGAAGGTCGGGCTCGTGCCCGGCCGCACCCCGCCGTACAGGCGGCGCGGCGCCACCTCCTCCAAATACGGGCTGTACCTGGAGACCGGACTCCGCAACGGCGCCACCTACCCGTTCCTCGAACCCGCGACGCGCATGTCCGGCATCCAGGCCGACATCGCGTTCGGCCGTTCCTTCGCCGCCACCCAGTGGGGCCTCTGACAGCAGCACGCGCCTGCAATCGAGGGGAGCCCCCATGCCCGAGGTTGCCGATCTCTACGTGACGTTGCGGGCGCTCACCACGCCGTTCACCACGGCGATCGCGGACGCCGGGGCCGTATCCGAGCGCGCCGCCCTGCAGTTCAAGGCACTGCAGACCGAGGTGACGGCCACCTCGCGGCGTTTCACCACCCTGTCGGCGAGCAGCGACAAAGCCGCAGCGTCGATGCTGCAGCTCAACGCCGAAGCCGATGGTGCAGCCGTAGGACTCACGGCCGCCGGCACCGAAGCTCGCACCGCAGCCGCGAGCCTGACGGCGACAGCAACCAGCGCGACCGAGGCCGGTGCGGCGACCGAGGCCGCCGGGGCGAAGGCCGCCGGGTTCGGAAGTGCGCTCGGCACAGCTGCGAAGTGGGGGGCACTCGCCCTTGCCGGCGTCGGTGTCGCCTCGGTCGTCATGGCGTCGAAGTTCGACGCGGCGATCACGAAGCTCAACACGCAGGCCGGGGTGTCGAAGGACAAGCTCGCCGGGCTGAAGGACGGGGTCCTGCAGCTCGCCGGCCAGGTCGGGTTCTCCCCCGACTCGCTGGCTGAGGCCCTGTTCCACGTCGAAAGCAACTTCGAGTCGATGGGTATCACCTCGGCGAAGGCGCTGGAGCTCACCAAGGTCGCCGCCCAGGGCGCCGCCGTTGGCCACGCCGACCTCGTTGACGTCACCAACGCGCTGACGGCGGCCGTCGCCGCCCAGATCCCCGGCGTCGAGGACCTCAACCAGGCGATGGGCATCCTCAACGCCACGGTCGGCATCGGCGACATGACGATGCAGGACCTCGCGGCCGCGTTCGGCGGCGGCATGGTCGCGACGGTCAAAGGCTTCGGCCTCAGCATCTCTGACGTCGCTGCTGGCCTCGCGGTCTTCGGCGACAACAACATCAGGGGCGCGAACGCTGGCACCCAGCTCCGCATGTCCGTCATGGCCCTTGCCAACCCGGTAAAGGGCTCCGCGGACGGTCTCAAGCTGCTCGGCCTGCAGTACGACACCCTCGCCAAGGACATGCAGCGCGGCGGCCTCAAGTTGGCGCTTGAGGACCTGTCGGACCGGATGAAGAAAGCCGGGATCGACGCCAAGGAGCAGGGCCAGATCGTCACTGAGGTTTTCGGGCGCAAGGCCGGCGCCGGCCTGAACGTCCTGTTGGACCAGATGGACCGTCTGGAGTCCAAGTACCCGGCGCTGGCCGAGGGCGCCGACAAGTTCGGCGCAGCCTGGGAGACCACCAAGCAGACCCTGAACCAGCAGTTCAGGGACATCGAGCACGGCGTCGAGGCCGCTGGCATCCGCATCGGCGAGGTGCTGATCCCGTACGTCTCCAAGTCGATCAGCACGATCGAGGCGTACGGCGGGCGGACCGTCAAGTACCTCGGCGACCTGTGGGACATCTACGGGCCCGCGGTGGAGCAGAAGCTCGCCTCCGGGGAGAGCGGCGTCGCCGCCGGCACGAAGACGCTCCTCGGGCCGCTCAAGTCAGGCCTGACCGATCTGGCGGTCAACGGCGTCCCGATCGTCGTCAAGGTCTTTGACCGACTGGAGAGCAAGCTCACGGAGGTCGCCCACGACGCGCGGCCGGTCGTGGACGGCCTGCGGGACATGTACGACTCGGCAACGTCCTCCGGTGGCGCGCTCGACACCCTCGTCCAGCGACTGAAGGCCGGGGCGACGATCCTCGGCGGCCTGACCGTCGGGCTCGGTTCCGCGACGGCGCTGCTGCGGCCGCTTGGCGAGCTCGTAGGTGGGATCGCGCACGCGTTCTCCGAACTCCCGGGCCCGGTGCAGCTGTCGGTCCTGTCGATGATCGCCCTGCGGCCGTTCCGTCCGCAGATCCAGCAGTTGCAGGACACCGTCACCGGCTACGGACGGTCGGCGCGTACCGCGTTCCAGGGCATCGGCGACTCGATCCTGTACCAGCGGGTCCAGGCCTCATATGCGGGCCAGCAACTGGGCGCCATGGGCGGCGCGTTCGCCGCCCTGGAGGCCCGCAGCCCCTCGATCGCTGCGATGGGCACCGCTTTCCGCAACACCGCGTCCTCCATCGAGGCGGCGGGCGGACGGCTCGTCGGCTTCCGCTCCGCGATCGGCGGCCTGTCCGCTGCGGCCGGCTCCGGCCTGATGAGCTCCCTGAAGGGCCTGTGGGGGTTCCTCGGCGGCCCGTGGGGCGTGGCGATCTCCGGGGCCATGATGGGCCTGGACATGCTGGCCAAGCACCAGCAGCAGGCCGCTGCGGCAGCGGAGGCGCACCGGCAGCGCGTGTCCAGTCTGGCGTCGGCACTCAAGGACTCCGGCGGCGTGATCACGGCGAACGTCCGCGCCACTGTGGCGCAGACGCTGGCCGACGCCAAGCTGAACGACGGCAAGACGGTTCTCGTCGACACCATGCACAGGGTCGGCATCAACCTCAGCCAGCTGACCGACGCGTACATGGGCCAGGGCAGCAGCATCGACGCCCTCCGGGCGAAGATCGCCGCGACCGCTGACGAGAACGTCTCCCTGTACCAGTCCCACCAGATCACCTACAAGCAGTTCCTCGACATGCAGGTCGCAACCAAGGCCGCGGCGGACGCGCTCGGCCCCCTCGGTGGCGAATACCAGACTTCCGCTGCCAAGGCCAAGGAGCTGGCCGAAGCGCTCGCCGGCGGCGGCGATGCGGCCCGGCAGGCCACCACCCCGGTCGGCCAGCTGAAAACCATGCTGCACACGCTCGCCGACACGGAGGCGTCCGCCGACGACAAGGCCAACGCGCTCCACCAGTCCCTCAAGCTGCTGTCCGGCGGCACGCTCGACGTTCAGGCGGCGGTGGCGCAGCAGAACACGGCGATCACCGAGCTCAACCACACCTGGCAGGACAGCCTCGACACCACGAAGGGATACGCCAACACCCTCCTCAACCTCGACGGCAGCCTGTCCACCACCACAGAGAACGGCCAGGCGCTCTTCCAGAAGCTCACGTCCCTACGGGACCAGACCGCCGACACCGCGAAGGCAACGTACGACTACGCCCGGGCGTCCGGCGTGAGCCTGCCGGACTCGCTGAAGCAGGCCCAGGACGCCATGCAGAAGTCGTGGGAAGCCGCAGTCCGGGCCGGGCAGGAGATGGGCCTGACCACCGACCAGGCCCAGCAGTTGGCCGCGCAGATGGGCCTCATCCCCAGCAACTTGGACATCACCCTCGGCCTCAAGGACCTCGATCCCACGAAGGCCGGGCTGATGTACGTCCAGGGCCTCGCGAACCACCTGAAGGAGGGCGCGACGATCAAGGTGAGCTCGCTCACCGACGATGCCCTCCAGAAGCTCCACGAGGTGGGCGTCACCACCCAGTCTCTTCCCGACGGAACTGTGCGGATCACGGTGCCTACGGCGGATGTGATGGCGAAGCTCTACAGGATCATCAACACGGACATCCCTGACAAGCACTTCAACATCACGGCCAGCTTCCAGTCCCGATTCCTCGACGCAGGACAGGCCTACGCCGACGGCGGCCTCGTCAAACGCTTCGCCGACGGCGGGGTCCTGCGCGCAGCAGACGGCATGACCGTGCCCGGCTACGCTCCACGCCGCGACATCGTCCCGGCGCTGCTCTCCCCAGGAGAGGGCGTCCTCGTGCCCGAGGCGGTGCGGGCGATCGGCGGCGCACGGGCAATCAGCACCATCAACCGCGCGGCCCGCTCCGGCAGCCTCGCCGTGGGCGCCTCGTCCCTGGCGGTTGGTGAGCGCGCGGTCGGCGGGACCACTGTCATCCACCACACCACGATTCACGTCCACGGTTCGGTCATGACGGAGCGCGAGCTGAAGGGCGTCGTCGAGCGGAGCTATCTGCGCGACGGCGCCGCGAACCCGCAGACCTACCCAGCGTACAAACGCGGCTGACCGAAACGGGGGCATCCGGTGGCTGTCAACCCGAACTGGCCAGTCATCGAACACGGCTGGGGTCCCCGCTGGACCGTCAACGGGGGCTCCAGCCCGGCCGACCAGTATGTCAACGTCACCTCCCGCACTCGCAGCCAGACTGGAACGCTTCGCGGCCGGCAGTACGAGACGGACCAGGTCCGCACCGGCACTCTCGATGCGACACTGCGCAACGCCGACGGCGCTTTCGACCCGAGCAACACGTCGGGCCCGTGGTACGGGCACGTGCAGCTCCTGCAGCCGTACCGGCTCCGCGCCCAGTGGCCGGCGACCATCAACCTGCTCGCCCAGGTCCAGGCAACCGGAGGCGACCAGGGCGGCTACAGTACCGGCGCGCTCCCGGCCTCCGCCGCGGTCTACACCGACACCGACAGCTCCGGCGGCACCATCACCGCCTCCGGCACCGCCTGGCAAGGCAGCAACGTCCTCCAGTTCGCCGTCCCAGCGTCCACCGTCTCCGGCGCCGCGGTCTGCTACACCGCACAGCCCGCGGTTGAGCCGGGCCTGGCCTACACGCAGCAGCTGCGGGTCCGCAACGTCACCAACTCCACCAGCGTCCAGGTGAAGGCCTTCACCACCTTCTGGGACGCCACCCGCACCGGCATCTCCGTCAGCTCGGGCAGCACCGTCACCCTCACCGGCGGGACCTCGGCAGCGTGGACGCAGATCACCGTCACCGGCACCGCCCCCGCCAGCACCGCGTTCTGGACCCTCGGCGTGCTCCTCGCCGCAACCAGCCCCGGCAGCCCCATCAACCTGCAGGTCGACGGCTGGCAGCTGGAGCAGGGCTCGTCCGCGAGCACCTGGACCGCGCCCGGCACCTGGTACCCCGTGTACGCGGGCTGGGTCGACCGGTACCCGCAGTCGTGGGAGCAGCACGGCACCTACGGGCTCGTCACCCCGTCCGCGGTTGACTCGTTCGCCCTGCTGTCCCAGCGGCTCCTGCGCGACCCGCTGACTGAGGAGATCTACTCGCGGTCCCCGCGGTTCCTGTACTCGCTCGGTGACCCCAGCGATTCCGCCTCGGTGGCCGACGCGGCAGGCAACCTGCCGCCCGCAACGATCGCGATCTCCAAGTACGGGGCCGGCACGCTGACACTGGGTACGCAGATCACCGCCGCGAACCCGACCACGGGCGTCTATACGGGCAGCAGCGGCACAGTGGCCGAGCTCGCCAACCCGAACCCGGGCACCGCAACGCTCTCGGCGGCCACCTATGTGGACCTGCATTCCGCCGGGATCAAGGGGCCAGCCGGTGGAACCTGGTCCAGGATGATCGCGTTCCGGTACACCGGGTCCGCCCCAGCCGTCAGCAACTGGGCCGCCCTGTGGGCTGGCTTCGGCTCGAACTACGCCCTTCTGCCGGTCCCCGGCGGCTCACAGGTCAGCGCCTACATCGACCACAGTGGTCACGTCAATGCCGTGGCCAGCGACGACAGTTCGTCCGGCGGCACACTCACTGACACCAGCGTCAACGTCATCGACTCCAACTGGCACCTGCTGATCTGGGGTGCCAAGGCCGGGCAGGCGTTCATGTCCGTCGACGGCAACTACAGCAGCGCGAGCAGCGCCTACAGCACCCAGTCCACCCTGATCGTCGACAACCTCGGCGCCTGGGTCGACGTCTCGGCCGGCCGAGGCACCTACAACAACTTCAAGGGCGACTTGTCCTTCGCCTGCGAATGGCCCGCCTACCTGACCAGCGGCGACTGCTCAACGCTCTACTCCGCATGGAAGTCGGCATTCTCCGGGGAAAGCTCGACCGCCCGGTACGCGCGCATCCTCGGCTGGGCCGGATA